TAAAACCAGACTGCAACGGAGCATTTTGTGGCGCATAGTACCACGATGGATGAGCAATGTTATTGCTCCATGGCAGTAAATTAGTGGAAGCAAATTCCATTAAGGCGCCAAGGTAAGCGCCTGTCGCCGGATCGTACGCTGGCCTTAAAACATTTGCACTAGCGACCTCCAGAAATCCAGAAGCATTGACAAAGCTAGCCGTGGTAGAGCGCGTAAATACAAAGTCCGAATCAATGCTTTGATTATTAGCAAAGTCCAGAATCTTGTATGGCCCAACAGTGGGATAACCGGCAGGCATTATGGGGCAAACAATGGCAAATAATGAGTCACGCCAGTCACTACTACTGGCAGCCATTGCCGGACTACCACGTTAGAGGCACCTGGAGCATTAGTGGCGGAAAAAGTAGCAGTCCGAACACCAGAAGATGCTACGCCAGAAACAACATTCAGGCCGCTAACAATAGTGGGCTGAAAGGCATCAAGAAAGGCAAGATCACCAAGATACTGGTTGAGGGGAATATCCTCTGGATCAGTGCCAACAAAAGCAATGGCAATAGCTTGCTTCAGGCCGCTAAGCGTAAGAGCCTTGTTGGGAGTAGTGGCATCACTAACGTCCCGCAGAAAAAACTGGTCATCATCGGCCAGTGCAGAGCCTGAAATGATTGACAGTTGACTAAGCTTTGTCATCCCAGTTCTACAGGCAGATTGTTTTCAAGCTCTAAAGTGGTGCCATCTTCCAGTTGCATCACTTGAGCCTTGTCAGGGTCATAAACCGAATTATAGCGCCACATCATATACTCTTCCACTGTCCGCAATTCTCGATTGGCTAATGGCTGGCTGTAACCAATGAGGCCCATAATTTTGCCGGCAAATCGCCCCCCAGCACTTGCTGCAGTGCCCAGTAAATACTGACCTGAGCCTTGATAGACAAATCCCGATGGAGCAATATAACCAATTTGATTGCCATTGCTCCTGACTTCCAGGCCAAATGCTTGTGAGGCCCTAATACTGAACACCACTGTTCCATTGGCAGGCATGGCGGCAGGAAATCTTGGAATGAGGCTGGAGCAGAACAATGGCCAAGAACCATTTCCGCTTGTCGTTCGCCATCGCCCTTGATTGCTTGTGCTATTGCTCACCAGGCAATAGTCGCCATTTTCAATTTGAGCCATGATGACAAGCGTAGCACCACTGGCAAAAACATTGGCGACTGGCCCAAGATTCATGAACTCACTGGAGCCAGAGAAGGCAAGTGCTGGTTTAACCACGCCACTATCAACAATGCCGGAAACTAGAAAGAAAGGAGAACTGCCACTAACAGTTTGAACTGCGTTGTAGCCACCATCAATGACTGACTGCCATTGACTCACTCTATTTGCACCGACAATGGTTGTGGTGCTTTTCTCGGCATCTAGCCATAGCCCACAGCCACTGAACACCGTTGGCGGCGGTAGTTTCGTTCTGATTGCATAAGGAGCGTCAGCATTATTGTCAATGCGTTGATAGATTTTGTAGTTTTCGTAGTGACTCTGGAAGGGGAAGGTGAAGCCGGTGTAATTACCGGCGCCACTGGGAAGCGTTAGACCACTAATTCTTGTGGGGCCAGAACGATACGATGCGCCACCAGAAAATGAGGAGCCACTGATGGGCGAAAAGAATGAGCCAGAAGCCGCCGAATAAATGGCAGGACTACCAATGGTACGAATGAAGGCCCTATCGGAACTGACAATGCCATTGACAGTGATAATGCCACTGATCGCGTCACCAGTCGAGAGGGCCTTCAGAGCCATGCCTGACGCCACTGTGGCCGTTTGCCCGGCAAGGCCCGTAATCTGCGCCTCTAGGGGGCTGCGGAGGCCCTTCAAGGCCAGGAAGTCACTGGCCTTCACGCCAGTTGCCGCCGTTCCTGCAATAGTCAGGAAGTCAGCAATGGTGAGGCCAAGGTTTTGTACGCACTTCTCATTATTTGCGGCGTCTGCAAGATTGGAACTGCGCCTGAGGCCATAGATTAGTGCCATTATGATTGCCCCGCAACAATCGTCACATAGAAATCATTGTATTCAATGGGAATGGCAATGGTGGGAGAAGTTAGGGAGCCTGAAGCAAACGTTGTATTGGCCTTCCAAGCTTGAGGAATAAAAGCTTCCACTCTCAAGGGAACTGTTGCTGTGGAACCAGAAAAAGGACTGCCAGAAACGCTACCAATGTTATTACCACCAACTTGATAGCCACTAGCCACAAGCCCACTTAGCACATAGTTGCCAGTAGACGATGGCGAAGCAGTGAGAAGTCGGGCGGAGTTGGCCAAAGAAAGACTGTTGCCAGAACTTGCCAGGGTGCTAATTCTTGGCTGAGCTGGACTTAACAAAGAGGTAACTTGCAAAATGTTCTGTTGTCCAACTTCGCTTAGCCCACGAATTGCATCAATGTCTTGCCCTTTGAAACTAATATCTGCCGACGACACTGCGCTGGTCTGCCTGTTATCAGGCTGATCGTTGAAGGTAATAATGATTGGCGACGGTTCATGACCAGGCTCAATTTGCGGCAGTGCTGCATAAAAGAACTCACTGCCATCAGTGGAAGTGGCATTATCAACAACATTCAGGGTGCCATTCCTTAGGAAAAACAGTTGAATGGATGCTGCGCTATACGCTTGTTGGCAGATACTACTCATCGTCACTCTCCACCACCCATCATCCTCTTCTTGCACTCCCATTAGCTCATAGGGCTGTTTATTGCCAAACGCATCCTGGAACTGTCCAGTACGCAAATTAACTCCAATGGCAGGGAAATTGGTCTGCTTGAAGAAATTACCGCCATAGGCAGGACGCAGTGCCATGGCAACAGAATAATGAGAGTTAACGCCAGCTTTTAGTAGAATTGACCCTACGATTGGGCCATTGCCAACATTCAGTCTGCGGCTAATGTCCGTGTAGCTAATGCTTGTATTGGCAGCAACAAGCCATCCAAAAGAATAAGGAGTTGGAGCCCCTGAGGCTTCAGTAATCTTGTAGACATATTGCGAACCATAGCTTAACGTGATGCCAGAATCTTGCGTGATAACGACATTACTCTTGTCGGCTTGACTAATAACGGCAGAATTGTCAACAAAGTTGCCACGAATAGCACCGTAGTCATAGGACAAATTAGAGCCAAGGTTGTCCCAGGCTTGAGACGCACTCCCAATGTCAGAAAGATTATTGCTACGAACCAGCCCTTGATAGCTCATTGCTCACTCCAAGTTAAAGAGGCAAGAATTGTGCCCGACACATTGGCCTGCCTTGTTGATCCTACGACAAACACTGCACCAGTAGAATACTGTGAACCAGCGCCACCAGCAAGCACTAACTTGTCTGGACCAAAATAAGGAGACAATGGCACGGACAGTGTTTCACCACTGGCAATAAAGAAAGAGGCCGTAGTAAGCGATGGCGGAATGATTGTGCGCCTTCCTTGCGTGTCAATTAGTGCTCCAGTGTTGGGCAATGACTGCACGGCCTCAAACTTGTTTGCCACATAGCCAGAACCACCAACAGTCGATTGCGTGATATTGCCGCTGGTAAGCCAAGTTGCAATGGCGGTGGTACGTCCCGATCCCGGTACGATTGCCGCAGAATCAAAGGCATCACTAAAGCCGGGGCCATCAAGATTCAACAATCCAGACGGCATTGGAGCCATAGATAATACCACGTCTGAAATGCTTGCGCCGGGATACAATTCTGCTACCACCGCAATAGGAAACGGTGAACCAGTGATAGTAATTGATTGAGGCGCTGCAACAGTCGGCCTAAACAGAAAGGCGCTAATTGTTGCCAAGCCGGCATCTTCGTAAATGGAAAAACCCACCTGCTTGTAAGTCTCAGGAGGCAACGATACCTCCCCAATCTCAGCCTGGGAAAGATTGTATTCAATGCCAGGCGATGAAGTAGCGAGCCAGAATACCGTTGAACTGTTTGGCTGGTAAGTGCCACTTGCATTCAGAAAAAGTCCAAGTCGCCAATAGTTGCCCCCAGCATTTTCAGTGGGACGATCAAAGAACAACTTGCCAGTGTATTGCCTGGCTGCACCATACGCCACACCATCGCCACTGACAATGGTTACGCCACTGCCAACAGCATGGGCATCAAACGCTGCGATGCTAATGGAAGACAGAGACGATGGTAAATTGCGATTGGTGGTAATAGAGGAAGTGGAATATGCAGTGGCAAAAGTGGAATTGACGCCAACGCCAGAAATCTTAACCGGATAGCCAGAGTAGAAATAGTTGTGCGTTAAGGCAGAAGTGAATAGACTATTGCTTGGAAAAGCACCAGAAATAGTGGTGGGACTTGTCCTTACCACTGCAATGGAACTTGCAGCCCCGCGAGACAAAGTGGTGCCGTAACCATAGCCATAACTTTCACTGCGGCCAATGCCGGGATTGCGAATTACAAGATCAATTTTGGCGTCAACGTTTACAGTTGCGCTAAGCGTTGTAGGAAAAATTGCCTTTTGATTCGTCACGTCATTGATCTTGTTGGCGCATTGCAAGCCAATGAACGCTTGAGGCTGGTTAGTAATTGTTGCGCCTGAAGAAGTGGCACTGCCACATTGCAGAGTCCCCTCATCACCACCATCAATGTAGACGCTACTGCCGTAAAGATTGATAAAGGCTGGCGTAGAAGCTCCTGCCGTTTGGATGGCGCGAATAAAAGTCCTCAGAAAAGGACTTTGCAGGCTTGGGACAAGATTGATGCTTTCAGCACGAATAGAATGCAACTTCACCCATCGTGCATCATCATTACCGATAGGCACATAAGCAAAAAACGTGGCACCAATCGCTCCATACCAGCCCAATTCAATCTTGAACATTGTCACCTTAGACACATCTAGGCTCCAGTTAGTCGTGCCAGCGTCTAAGGCAATGGGATCACCATTCCATTCGCTACGCGGAATCTTGAGAGTTGGCAGATTGGGCGATGTGCGAACAATGAAAAGATCGGTGCCCTTGTCTAGTTGAAAATAGTATCCATCACCATAGTCATTCCTGCAGCCCCACGACACTGATTCGCCGTCCCAGTCGCTACCAGTGGACATGCGAACGCCCATGGTGAAGCCAGTAATGCGGCCAGGCTGATAACGAAAAGCCTTTTTGCTTTCAATGTAGTGGTCAATAATGCCATCAGTGTATCCCCCTGGATACCGGCCCGTGCCATCGTCCTCGTTGTAAGTGAAACTTTTGGCTGGAGGTAGCACATAAACTTGTAATGCTGCTTCCTTAGGGAGATGGCGAGTGAACCAGCCATACTGAGTGCCGTCACTTCCCACTTGGAAGTTCCAAGCGAATGGATCGCGGAAGTATTGATAGAGCGCGAAACCGCCAGGTTTGACAGCCCATAGCGATGGGTCAAAGCCATAGGTGTTAACAGATCCAAGTAAGCTTAGTGCTGTCTCTGAACGAGGGACACCAAGCAAACTATATTCAACTTCACTGACATTCCTGTTTTGTACTTCCACGGGAATACTCCCGCCATTCATGAGGGCAATAGGGAAAGCGCCAGACGCAGTGACAACAGTATCCTGAATATCAGAAGTTAGCGGCAGCCCATCGGCAGGATCAATGAGAGTGTCACCAGTTAAATAGTCAACGAGTTCTCCATCGACAAGCGTATAGCCTGCCGCTTGCTGATCTTCTGGGATTTGATAGTAGCCTGACGTTTCAAAACTCACCGTCAACTCCCTTTAGATTTGCTCTTCCCAAGTAATTGCTGCACTACCACTAATCGTGGCGGCAGCCCCACGAACATAAACGTAGAGCGTATCGCCAGAGGTTGCAGCAAGAGGGTAAGAAAGGTAGTCCTTATTGTAGGCAAAGTATGGCGAAAGATCGTATTCATTGCCGCCAGCACCAGCATAAAAAGTAGCCACTGTTGTTCCGCCACTAACAGTCGTTACGCCAGTGGTGTTGAAAACGTTGATAGGGCTAAGCGTGTCGGCGCTTGTAAAAGTAGGAGTGCCAGAAACTGTTGTGGGGTTCTTGACAAGCGAAACTACTGCCCTACCATCGACTCCCACGCTAAGCCGAGTGGGATACACTTGCATCCGATTGCGAATGCTATTGATTGTGCTCTTCACTTGCAGCGCAAGCAATGCTTGGCCCGAAATAGTGATAGAACGATCAGAGGCATTGGCAATGGAGCGAGCAACGATTGTGCCTTTGTCTCCACCATCAATGTAGTAACTGGCACCATACTTATACAAGGCCACTTCATTGGCACTGGAAGCCTTCTGAACGTAATAGCTAATCGGCAAGGTTGGGTTGCCAAGACTAGGTGTGGTGAGCTGATTGCTCACGCGAAGGTGATGCACTGCCACCCATCGCGCCTGAGAAGGATCATCCTGATCCGGAACGTAAGCTAAGAACTTAGCGCCAACTGCACCATACCAAGAGTATTCAATCTTATACATTGTCACCCGCGAGAAATCTAAATCCCACAGGGAAGTATCCGACACTACATTGCCATCGGCATCTTCAACTACATCGCCATTGGTGTAAGTGGCAACAGGAGCATCGGCAGTGCCGCCAATGCTTACGCTGAACGAGGATTTACCAGGAACTTGATCGGCATAGTATTGCGTGCGCGTGAGGCCGTCAAGCCGGTCTGAAGAGAAGTATTTGCGCGGCACGCGATATTCATAGGTGTATTGGTAGGTTGTGGGAACAATGAAAGCCTGAGCGGAAGTGCCTCCAATCGTCACGCCAGCGCCAGCTCTAAGACTTTTGTCATACATGCCAGCATGAACGTAATACAAGCCATCGCGCTTGATAACAATGTCAGAGCCGATGGTGCCAATGTCTCCAAGGGCCGAATTAGGAGCGAAGGAGGAATAGGCAGCAAAAGCACTGGTTCGCCTTACGGCATGAACATTGAAGTCTTTGTCATCGCCTGTTTGTGAACCACCTTGCACTTCAAGGTAGTAGCCATCATTGCCGTCAAAGGCTCCCCATTTCTTCATGTCGGTGGAGTCAGTGCTGACAGTCATCCTCACGCCAAATGTGGCGCTACTCACACGCCCAGGCTGGTAGCGGAAGAATCGTTTGCTGCTAAGAATCTGATTGCTGTTGGTGGTAGAGCAAGCAACTTTTGCTGCGCTTTCGGCAGCGACGTGCGTGGTAGTGCCAGACGCAACGGAAGTGCCAAGCCTCCCGCTACTTTGCCATTCGTTTCGGTTAATGTCGTAAGTGGTAACATCAGCAAAAATACCAAGGGCCACTTCCGCCCGGGGAATGCCAAGCAAACTCAGCGAAACTTCAGTGATTTGCTGATTCTCCACTCGCACCGGCACTGCTTCAGTGTCAGTGGCAAGAACCACGGGCAGGCTTTTAGCCGCAGGTTGCGGGCCAGGCGGAATTGGCGTTGTACGGCCTACAGTGACAACGCTAATTCCTTCCTTAAGATCAGCCATGGTTTAGACGAAACAGTTTGAAACGGTCTGCGCGACCACTACTTTTCCCACTATAACCGTGTCTTGTTTGAGCTTATACAATGAACCACCAAGAGAACCATTGGTAGTCCCAGAAAGCGATGGAATGGTCAGGCGATACGGGGAGGTTTGACTAACTGCAGTGGCGCCAGAGTACAAAGGAGTACTGGTAGAAAAGTTATAGTTCAGACCGGAAACAGTAGTGCCGCTAAAGACAAGGCGATCAGTGGAGCCAATGCGGGCAGTAGATTGGCAGGAGAACACTCCACTTGTAACGCTAAGCAAGTCAGTGACTTTCTCGGGCTTTTCCAGTCTCAGGTCCCAAGTTAGATTGGTTTGATCCAGCGTGCTATCTTCATTGGCATAGGCCGATGGCACAAACAAGTGGTAGTCTGCCGTCGCATAGCCTTCATAGGCTGCCCATACTGCCTGAGTTTGAGCCGATGACAGCCACAGGTTCAGGGCGCCATTGGTGAATGGCTCTTCCTTTTGCACATTGAAAGAAGTAACAATGGAGGAAGTGCCAGAGGCAGTGGTCTGATAAATTGACGCGCAAATGGTTACATTGGTCAGATCAACAGGCAGTCCATCATCGTCCTGCAGGATAAAGCCAATGCCATCAAAGTAATCACGCTGGAACAGCGTAATGTCAATCTCTGGAATGTCTCGTAGTGGCAGGAAAGTTGCCATTAGGAAATCAGGCGATAGGTGCAGAGCACGCCATATTCAGCGACACCACTCAGGATCACGTTAAGCTTATCTCCGCGAACAGTGTCAAACAGGCCAAGATCACTGGAGACGGTAATGGTATTTCCAGAGGGAATGCGAAGCCGGGGCGTAATGTTGCCACTGCCGCCAGTTTGAAAGCGCAAACTACAAGCCGCCGATGCAGACAGCGCCAGGCTCAACACCCTCACTCGATAACCACTAACGGCCGCTACAACGTCCGAGTTGCCACTAGCGTCAATCTGGGCGCTGGACAGGCCATAAGCCTGCAGATCATGGACAGTGGCGTAGGGAGCGGCTAACGTGCCAGAACCTGCCGCCTCAATATAGGCGTCATTTCCATTGGCATCACGCCCATAAAGTGCCATACTGTCAATTCTCCTTCATTTGCTGATTGTAGCAGACTTAGGGATCAAAAGATCGCTTCACCTTAAGCGAGAATACTGTTCGATTTGGCCCTTCAACGTTTGTGGACCATTGGAAAGGATCGAGACGGTATTTGTAAGGCTGATTGTCGCTGCCAATGCGGCTCCAGAAATAAGAACCGTTAAGACTGGACAATGCAGAATCAAGAGCTTGAGCATGATCGTCAATCAGTGGCACGGTGCTAATGTCATAAGACTGCCCTCTTGGGTTAAGACCATCTTGGCTAATCTGCTCATAGCCATCCCCAAAACCAGCACGCCTTATTCTCAGCGTAGCAGTGCCTTGAATGGTAGCTTCATAAACATCAGGAAAATATCGCTTTGCGCTGAAGGAAACAATGTTTGAATTGGGGCCAATCACTTGCCACGACCATTGATCTGGCTCAAGGCGATAGTAGTATGGCCGCCTATCCATAAAAAATTGTGAAATAAACAGACCACCCTGCAAATCTGCTAATTTACCATCAAGCGAAGTGGCTGCCGCATCACTAATTGGGACTGTTTTCACTTCATACTGCCGACCCTCCCGAAACACTTCCTCGGGCGTGGCGCCAGAAGATGCCGCGATGGTAAAAACGCTGGCATTGTATTCCTTTTGCACGGTGAGACCGTATTCAACGCCTAGGGACAGTACAACGGTCATCAGACAAACGAAAGGAAAATAGTATTGGTGGGCTCGCCAAACAAGGCTTCCATTCCCATGATAGGCCGCAGGCCAGTAGTAGCAAAACCAGCTTTCGCGCCATTGACCAGCACTGTTTGAATGCGAGCCTGAAACTCTTTGGCGTCCTCAATGTTAATGTCAATAGAAGAGGTAGTCACTTCCCCGACTCGCTCAAAATCATCAGTGAGGCGATAGCGACGCTCAACAATAAAGCTACCAATGCGGGGATCAATGGTATTAGCCGCCCATTGCGTGCCAGGCAGAACGGACGACAAGATTGTATAGGGAATGTACGATGGCGAAGACCAAGTGACAGTAACTGTTTTCATTGTGCTTTCACCGTGAAGGCAATAGAGTCTGCGCTAACTGAAAGATTGTCCGTGTCGTGGCGACGCACTGCCGCCCTTTGAGCAGAGGCGGGACTGCCTTGCCCATTGTTAACAAAATTGTACTTGATTTCATCGTACTTCACTGCCACCACTGAATAAGTATTGCTAGCGCCTTCCTTTACATTTTGCACTTTATAGGCCCTGAAGGTGGGGTCGAAGCGATCTTTTGCCAACAGCCAATTCTGTTGAGTTGTGGGGATCAATGGGAAGGGCTGAGTAGTGGTAATTGTGCGGTCAACAATAGAAGCAATAGGCACTACTTGCGCAACGCCAGTGGAGCCATAAGTCCACAAGTTGTAGCCGCTCAAGCCACTAGGCAAATCACCATCAATGACGATTGATGATGCTGATGCACTAACAATCCTGCCGCCCAGTCGGGCACCACTTTTCAATGGATCGGCAATCAAAATAGGATCGCCAGGCAACAATAAAGCCCCTTCGCTTGCCAGTGAAAACGACACTGTTTCGCCATTGAGCAAATTAGAAGCCAAGAAATAGCGACCAAAACGCTCGGCTTGTTGAATTGTGGTGCAGCCAAAAGCGCGAATCTCGGCCAAGCGATAACCATAGCGAGCAATAGAATCACGATCTTCAACTAGGACTTTCTTTTCCACATAGAAATCGCGCTCGTCATTATAGCTAACTTGCACGGCAGTCTGCCTGGCAGAGCGGGAAGTGCCCTCATACCTAAAGCAAGGGCTACTAATTTTCCCGCCATCGTCCTCCTGAATGACATTGGCTTCTGAAAATAGCTTAAAGTTGGCATCTTCGGCAAGATCATCAACAGTGATGAAAATGGAATTGCCGCCATAGAAAGCTTGCGCCTGAAACACGGAAGCCAGATTCTGAATCACGACATAGGCATCACCGTCAGAATCCAAATAGCCATTGAACCTAACGCCGTAACGGTCACAATAGTCTGCGGCCTTCTTGAACGATGCAAGGCTTGCATTGTTCATCAAAATGCCAGGCTGGTTAACAACAGTACCAGTGCCAGCAAGCGTGTAAGATCGCCCGCCAAGACCAAAGCGAGGATTGGTCAGAATGTCCAACAGCACATAGGCTGGATTGTTGCTGTATTGGTAGGAAACGTTAAGAGAAGAATCAATGGTGGGAACAATTCGCCCTTCCGCCAACACACTCACTTGCGGAATAGTGGTGAAGTCAGAGGTGGAAAACTCAATGGCGAGGAGAGCAGAATGAGGATACAGTAGCCTTTCGTCCCATTCAATATCAGCACTCACCCATTGCAAATCCCCTTTCACATTGTTTGTCTGGGTGGAGCTTGTCTTGCCAGTGCTTGTCGTTGTAATTAGACCCGCAGGAATTGGCGCATCAAGACGTTGCACTGAAATGGTGATTGGCATGTTACGGCCAGTGCAGCTATAGCTTAAATTGCGAAGTTTGGTCGCCAGTGCCACGCCAGGCTCTGCCCTTGTGTCTTCAACAAAGCCAACTTGCGCCTGAGTGTTGGGATCTGTTTGATTGATGATGACTCGCCATCGAATTGGCTCCACAGCATCATCGCCAGCATTCACCGTGGCATAGGAAATCGTGGTACTAACGTCACCACCAGTGTTTAGACCAGTAGTACGAGTGATTTGCTTGTAGACAGGCCCATAACGAAACCTTAAGCGAATACGATCTGCATACTTTTGGTTAAATCCCCGCACCACGGAAGCACTATCGCCAGCAATAAAATCTTGCTGCACTGGCAAATGGAAGCCTGCGCTTTTAACAAGCGTGATGTAATCAGACAAAGACGACTGATTGCCATTGACAAACTGAGCATTAGAGCCGCCATAAGTGGAAAGGCGGGCTTCATTCACGAAAACATTGTCCCTAGGGCTTCCGAGATTATCAAAGCCCTTGATTGGCCCTTCGGAAACCACACCCAGCCAATAGCCTTTATTGTCGTCCGACACATAGGACGAAACAATGGGGCAACTACGCACGAGATAGCGGCCATAGAGGATAGGCACTGGCACGCCTTGGGCAGTAGTTTCTGCAGCACGATCAAACACCACTACGTCCGTATCCTTGCGCTCCCCAGAGCTTCTAGTATTACGCTGTGGCACTCCAGGAGTGATGGCCTGCACAATGCCGCCAAGTACCATTGAAGCGCCAAAAGTAAAGAGGCCCGACTTAATAGTGGCCGCAATCGTTCCGGCGGCGGCAGGGGCCAACAGCAATGAGCCGACAATCAAAGCGGCTCCAATCAGAATCTTTGCTCCCGCCCCATCGAAAAAGCCAGAACCAGAAATCACTGGCACTAGCACCATTTCATTGCACTTCATGGAAAGTTGGCCATATTCAATGCCTTCTTCCCAGTGGTTTGTTAGCACCTTCCAATAGATGCCATGCTCATGACTTACCGTGAGAAAGTTGCGAAAGCCAGGCACTAAAACCGACAGTGCATTGATGGCTTCCTGTGGAGTGGCAACGTTAAGCTCACGCTCGGCTCCAAAGCGTTCGGCAGCAATACCGCGAAAGACAATTTTCATTTTGTCAACACTTTCTCAAATCGTGAAATACTACCATCAACACTGAGAAGTTCAATGGTATCAGTGGCAACAATGTAGACGATGGAGGGAAGCCTGAGGAATTGCGCCACTTGCAAATCTTGCGGGCTAAAGCCTAATTCGCCAGTTGGGTGAGAATGGTAAAAGCCTTCCACTTCATGCTCTAGCCATACGCTAGCGGCAATCTCAAAGCGTTTCTTGGGGAATAGCGAGACATTGGCACAGGGAATGACAAAGCCTCCTGAGAGCACACCACAAGCCTCTCTAGGCGCGTCCGCTTGCCCATGTAGGGCAATCTGCCTTAGAGCCTCATCGCTCACCACCATCGCCCTACACTTGCGCCGTGGGGAAACCCCCAAACCGTAATCCTAATCCAGCCCCGCCAAACCTACGCTCACAAGCCTCCAAGCTTTTGTTGCACGTTGTTTCTCCTGCAGGCTCACTTCCTGCCCATTGACACTCTGGCCCGCGATAAACAAACGGACAGTAGTTTGCATAGATGCGACGACGGGGAATTGTAATGCCTTCATTGTCAAAGATTGAAGCCAATTCCCAAGTGATTGTGAGCTTAGTTTCTTCTACTTTCCTGTTGAAATACCATTCATCCGGCGCATGATGGGCATTGGCATCATACGTTGCTTGTACTGCACCGCCGCCAACTCGACGGACAAACTTGGCATAAGTAGAAAGGCGCACAAAACGAAAGCCCAGCAAGTCGTCGTAACCGTCGGAAAGAACAGTGAAGGCACGGTCAACATTAGCAATGGTGAGAGAAGGGGCAGGGAGCTTATTGCTGCCAGTTAGCTCAAAGCCAGTGGCAGAGATTGGCACGGGCTGGTAAGTGCGTAGCGTTCCGCCATCGTCAACATACTCAATAGTTTGTCCGCCTGATTGCTCAGGGCTGACTAGATATTGAATGGCGGGAGGACTGGAAGGAAAAACGGCAGTCCCATCAATGATATACAAATCCAGCCTTGCGTCCTCAACAAGACTCCTGGCTTCATTGATAACCGAACTTGGGGCTAAACTCATTGCCGATACAGGGAACCGCCAGGCCGTTGTTCATCAAGGATAGCTTGTTTCACGGCCCGGTCCAATGCCCCCGCAAACTTGTTCCCTTGATCGCCAGTGATTTGCGAATTGGCCGTTGTACCATCGCTGGAATTGCTAATGTTCACGGCAATGGAAGTGGAATAGTTACCACCAACAGCCCCTTTAAGATCCACTGGCACAGAACGATTATTGGGCATGGGAATAATCGCCTCATTGAAGCGACCTTCACCAACTAAACCCAAAGTGGGACGATTGACAATGGCGCCATTGGCGTAAGCAGTGACATTGCCAAGCTTACTGGCAAAGTCTGCAAGAGTAGAAAGCCCAAACTGGCCAGCTCCAAACGGCATTTCTTGAACAGTTAAATCGCCAAGCCCCATTCCAGCGCCTTCACCACGCGCCCATAGTGACGCCGATGACCTTATTGTGCCAATGTTTAAGCCACCAACATCAGTGTTACCAAACGGCGAAATGCTTCCGGGTATTGACGGCGGATTGGTTAATCCTGCAAATTGCATCAGCCAAGCCACTGCTTTATTGACATAGGCTCGCGTGAACTCTTGAATCAGGGAATTGGCAATTTGCTTAAAAGCATTTTGCATGGATTGCGCAGTGTCTTTGACGATGGAGGAAAGATTAGTCCAGTCCGTGCCAATGTCCACCAATGCAGAGCCCAAAGATTCCCTTATGGAATCACCAAGGCCGGTGAAGGCATCTTTGATGCGCTTAATGGACTCGTACTGTAAAGCATATGCGGCTAAAGCGCGATTAGTTCGCGCATCAGTAATGCCCTTGTCGTACAATTCTGCTTGCTTTTCTTCCATGCCTGGGGCCGCAATTAAAGCGCGTCGTTCTGACTGTGCGTTTGCCATGTAGTCCATTAGCGCCGCCCTTTCGCGGTTCTTGGAGACAATTTCATTCGTCAAGTCTCGTTGTTTTTTCAAATCAGCAATGTTCGCCTGCGAATACTTTGACAGGCTTTCTGCGTTTGCCTTGTCTATAGTGCCAGCATCAATAGCCTTTTGCAGTTGACCATCAATCGATTCTGCGATTTTGATTGCCTTATTGAGAGCCCGTGTCCTTTGCAATACTTCATCTACAATCGCCGGGTTAATTCCATTGCGAATGGCGTCAAGTCGTCTATTGTCACCCTCCTCCAGGTCTTTTTGTGTTCTCTTTATTTCGCCAAGTACACTAAATTGCTCGTTGTATTGTTCACGCAGGTCATTTGCCGTATAAAGGCGAGCTTGCTGCGCCGCTAACTCTTGCTGCCTTGCCTCAGAAGCTGAAACTTGACTGACAGTGGATGGCGCATCAACTTGTTGCGAGTACGGAACATTGACTTGGGGGGTGGGAGCGGGGAGAGCCGGTGGCGCAGGAGCCTGTCCAGTGGGGGCCGGAAGAGTCGGTGGTGTAGGGGCCTGCCTAGAAGATTTTTTCTGAAGATCAGCAATTTCCTTTTCTAACTGTGCAATCCTTGGGAGTGTTCCCATGACAGTTTTTGCTGGATCTGTTGGGTCGGGAAGGGGGGCAATCCTCGGATCAAGTCCCTGCCTAGCGCGGGTCAACATTATAGACATTATCTCGGTTTCTTTGCGAGTCAATTCCTGTAAAAATCCTACGGTTTTGCCAACGTCCACTGCCGCCTTGATAAACATATCCCCGGCTTGCTTGGCAAAGGTTTTGTTAATGCTTCCCACCCTCTTGGCAAAGGCTTCATTCGCCTTGTTAATCTCTTCCGCATTTTTGCGTTTCATTTTCTCAAACTCTTCCTGCCTCTTACGAGCGTTTTCGGCAAAGTTTTCCTCTCGTTGCAATGCCTGTTCACGCCGATCGGCGGCTTGCTTTTCAATGTCACGCACTGTCTCTGCAGCACTCACGTCCTCTCCCGCAGCACGACGACTATCAATCTCAAGATTTGTATTGAAGTCAGAGCGCAAGCGATTATTCTCGCGGCTCATTCGTGCGTTCTCTAGTTCAATTTTCCGCCTTTCATCGTTAAGTCGCTCTTCAAAATCAAGCAACTCTCTAGCGTGGTTTTTGCGAAGATCCTGCAGGTTATTTTCATGATCCTCTCGCGCTTGCGCTAAATCTTCATCGCGCTTGAGAACAAGATTGTAGTAATCTTCTGAGAGTTTTTTTTGTCTCTTAGTGTTTTCGTCGTCTTGCGCTATGGCCATGGCACGCTTACGATTCTTTTCAATATCCCCTATCTGTGCAATGGCTGCATCGTATTCTTTAATTTGTTTTTGCATGTCTTCAATGTTCGTTTGCAGTCCAGACCGCCCAGTGATGCCGACAGACGGATCTGTAAGGAATCGAACAAACGGATTGACGCCTGACTCTTGCTTCTGATTTGCTGCCAGCCGCTCTTTGAGAGAAGCAACTTTTTGCTTGGCTTCGCCAATGGTTAGCTTGCCACTAGTAATTTTTGAAATAATCTCATTAGCTCCTAATACCCTGCTTAGCAGGCCAAGCTCTCGCATCCTTTTGATAAGCTCATCTAGCGCAATAATTGCACTTGTTGCCATATCTTGAAAGGATGCACCAATCGGAGCCAAGGCTGTGCCAACTGTTACCTGAAGATCCATCGCAGCCTTCCCTAGGCGCCGTCCTGCATATTCTTGGCTTTGCACGATTACTTTTGCGCTTTTTTCGTACTCAGCCTGCAAGCGTTTTGTGAAAGTAAGGAATTCATTGAGTCCAACTTGCCCCTGTTCCAGTGCTTTTTTCAGTGAAGCAGTAGTCATGTTATTGGCTTCCGCAAACAACGAGAACGCACCAGGGATGCGTTCTGCCAACTGGCCCACAAGTTCTTCGCTTTGCACAGTGCCCTTAGCGAAAATCTGCGTGACGGCTCGCATTGACCCTTCAAGATCCTCGGCACTGCCTCCAGTGGCAATGGAAGCGGCGGCAACGGCTTCAAATACTTGCTTAGTTGTGTTTGCCGAATAACCCGCGGCACGAATAGAGGCTTGAAGCTTGGTGTATGGAACAATAACCTTGTCAACACTCATTGCGAAGCCATTGCTAATATCGTTCACCGCTTTCAAGTTTTCACCGTAGCCTTTCAGGCCATCGCTAACTCCACGCAGGGCAATTTGGAGCCTAGAGACAGAGGCGGCATAGGTGGCAGTGGCACTAGCGGCGGCAAGTATTTGGTCTGCCGTTTGCCCCACGGCGGCGCCCGTAAATGAACCGGGAATGCCACCTATAAGACCGCCAGCAAGGCCCCCTAACGCGCTAAGGGGACTACCGGCCAGTCCGCCACCGTAGAGCACAGAGCCGCCGGCAGCGCCAAAGCGTTCACGGAGAGGAACGGCCTTACGAGTTACTTTTTCTAATTCGTTTTCAGTGCGTACAATTTCGCGCCTCAATTCTTGCCATGGGCCAGTCTTGGGCTCCATGTCACGAATGCGGAGATTCAAACTTTGCAGTTTGGTTTCAAGACCAGCAATGGAGCGGGGATCAAGGGATTTTTGTAATTGGTCTAGTGAGATTTGTTCTGCAATGGCATCAGCCTTTCGCAGCCCAGCCTGTAATTGGCCAATCTGTTCTTGAAAGTGCGTCCATTCAATCGTATTTGGCTTGATCTGTGCTGCTTCTAATTGCAAAGCCTGCAGAACTTTTGTGATGCGAGTGGCGGAACCACTTTCAAACCACTCGGCACTTCCCCGTAGGTTCTGCACTTGCGCTGCAATTTGCGTGCGCTCCTGTTCGCCCATTGCCACGCCAACTTGACGCTGGACATTGCGGAACTCTTGGCTGCCGCCGGGAAGTCCTTGCGCTTTCTGTGAGAGCAGTTGCACCTGAGCATTAAGCCGCTCCAATGATCCTTTGGGGAGCGACTCAACAAGCTTTTCAAGCGTGATGGATTCTGCGATCTTGGCTGTACGCTGCAATTCCGCCTGAATGTCGCCAATCTTAGATTGAAGCTTCGTCCATTTTTGCGTGTCAGGACTAATTTCAGACGCCTTGATCTGCGCCGCCTGGAGACGTTTATTGAGAGCAGTGGCGGAATCTGCAGCAAATTGTGTTGCGGAACCAAGAAGATTCTTGACTTGAGCGAGATTTTCGGCCCGCTCTACTGCGCCCTGTATTACACCAGCTTCAAGGTGCGCCCTTTTGAACGCGCCTGTATCTACGTCTTTTTTGTTTGCTTTGTTTCTGGCTTTCGCCAACTTTTCGTACAAACCAACAACTCGCTCGATAACGTCTCCCTGCTCGTTGAGAATGTTGTAGCTCTCTAGTGGCCGATCCGAGAGAGAAGGAAGAGTAGAAGCTTGTCGCTGAAGTGCTGTTCGATCAATCTCCGATTGCAGGGGTCTCAACTCGGACTGCGCCAGTGTTTCAAATGGGCTCCTGCCCATGGGGCCAGCTTCTATCTTCTTAAAAAGACTGGCGGCAGTCCGCATAGCTTGATTAACAGGATCTGCCATGGCATCGGCAAAGTTTGAGCCAAAGCGTTGGCCAAGTTTTTCTGCAGACGCAGGACCCAATACCGCCTCAAGTTCATTTTCAAGCGCCCCCTTGATTGCCAAGAGTTTTGCCAATGGGCCGATGGGCTGTTGAGCACGGGTATTGGCCGCGCCAACAGTTGACATTGGCAAGTTCTCAAGGCCAAACTCGGCAATGCGCTTACCATAGTACCCTGGATTGCTTGTTAATCGTGCAATCCTTTGCTCCATTTCACGAAACGATGGATTGCCCGGTTTTATGGGCAGGCTGAACTCTTTTTCAAATGTGTCGCGAATCCTGATTGCTAAGTTTCTAGCCGCCTCAACAGCCTCTGGATTTTGGCTTGCAATTCCTTTTGCTAGTCCAATTACTGTATTGACACCAAAGCGAAAGGTTACTTTTGAAGGAGACTGAATCTTAAGAACGGCTCGCAAGGTTTTTAGCACTTCCGCACCAAGGGCCTCTGAAGCGGCTCCGGCCTTCCCTTTCCCGGCAACCAAGGAGCCCACAAGGCCAGCAATGGCCTGATCGCCAGCTTCCCTAAGCCCCTTGCTTAATGCTGTTTTAATCTGAGGAACGTTTAGCTTCTCAAGTCCCTCAAGGCCACTCACGCCTTTACTTTGGGCCAATCCGCCAAGATCTAACAGTTCGGCACGCCTAAGCCCCCGAACTCTTTTCGCCAGTAATTCCCTAACTTGATCTGCCGCGCCAGGCGAAGCCAGTCTCACTTCAACGTCAATAACGTCTAGCTTCTGGGCCTCTTGTTGCAGTGCAGCATTGAGTTGCTTGACTTGCGTTTGAGCAACTTTCTGAATGTCACTAGAGGGGAGTAGCCCTTTGGCAAGGCTTGCGCCAGACAGCGACTGTTTGGACAGTTCAACATTCGCACTAATGCGATTCTGCTTGAAATAAGCAATGGTCTGGCGAAGGTGCCGTTGCTTAAGATCAAGCTCGGCATTCAGTGCCTTGAGTTGGCTTAAATCAACAGTTGGCACAATAGGTGTGCCAACCTGCCGATGTAGCCGCTTGATTTCGCGCTCTACCTGCGGGGCATTAGTGGTAAAAAGAACCTCATAGGCCGCATTAGGCACGATCAATCCCCCTTAATCCGTTGCTGTCTAAGACCAGCAATTATTGCACTCATTCTAAGCAACACTGGCACAGTCCATGGTCTACCAGGCACAAAGCGCCCCCGCTTGCCTAATAGTTTAGGCGTGTAGCCATCATGCACAAACAAAGCATAATCTCTTTCGCCATCGCCTGTCCATCGAAACAACGTTGCATTTGGCGCATCAATACGCTCCTGGCTATTCTTCAGTGCTTCAGTGTCAACAATGTCTCGTGGCGAATATGGTAAGTTACCGTCTTCCGAAAGATAGTCACCATTCTCTCGTAGCGTACCAGTCATGCCTCTAACGATGATTGGCTGACCATTGCGCCTTATCACAGTTACACCTTCGGGCCGGTTATAGTCAAACTCATCTTCAAAGGAACCCTGAAACTCAACGCTCACTCTGTTCATCAATTCCCTGAATACTTCCCTTGGTAGAGAAATGGTCTGGGCAATCATTCGCATTGAATCATAGTTAGGCTTCTTTGCCATTATCGTAATTCTGCGCCAATTAAACCAACGATAACAGGAGGCAAACGGAGATTCTTCAATGCCCACTGCATTGCTTCTTTGGTTTCACTACTAATGCCAGTGGTCTTAGGCCGTTCAAATGGCAGGAAGTCATCAACGGAAGCTTTGGCAGTTTTTCCGCCCAATGCTCCCACCACTGTCACGGCCAACTTGGCAGTGCTAATGCTTTGCGCATTGATAAGTTGTTGCTGCTCATTGCTGGCTTGCTCCAACATTGTCCGCAATAGTGCCATTGGCACCTTCCCAAAGCGTTCCGCATGAAAAATGGGATCGGCAATGGAAAGGGCCATGATGCGGCAATACAAAGCAGCCCAATCCGTAGACTGGGCTAAAGTGCTTTCACTTTGCTTTTCTAGCCGCTCTAGCCTTGTGCCTTTGGGGATTCATCCTCATCGTCGTCTCCCGTGCTCGCAGGGCCTTCCTCCTTCGCCATGAAGGCCTCCACAGCATCAAGCATGGGCTTGGTGAGCTTACCAGTGTCAGCCTTGCTCCAGTCGGTCGTAGCCACCCACTCAGCGCCTTTCAGCACTTCCCCGCGATTCTGGAAGAACCTCGTCACAAGCTCTTCAAATTGATCCTGGGCCGATGGTAGGAGCAGGAATAGGGCTGCAGCGTCCTCAGCATGGTCGCCAAGTTGCTCTTGCCTTTCAGGCGCATCCGACTGGAGCAGATCAAAGGCTTCATCTTCACTAATGCCTTTTTCTGCCGCAATGCGTCGTGCAAGCCGAATGGCACGCAGGCTAAACTCAGCCCGCTTTTTGCTTTGCAGTTCCCGCAGCCATACTTCCTCCGTGAGCCAACTTCCAAAACTCCGCAGACGAAGCCTTTCAGCAATGGCCTCATACTTGGCATTGCCGACCAGGAAAAAGTCGCTGTATTGACTCATTGAAAATTAAACAAGCAGCGTAAGTCTAGCGTTAACTTGCCGGCAAGGCATGGGATTACCAATGGCACGATGGGGAAGGCCAATGATTAGCTTTTCGCCTTTCCAATGGATTACAACGCTTGCTGGACAGTTGGACACAAAACAAGCCAAACCAGCAAAAATCAAGCCGTCCTCTAGCTTCGCATTAAAGAGCCAAGCCTTTTCACATTCACTTTTGACAACCTTCATCGCGGCAACAGAGGCTTAATCTCAGTGTCGGGAATCGTAATGCGATATTGGCCATAGGCCACGTCAGTTTCAGGCGATGGCGAAAAGGTGGCATCAGGAAACCTACGCTCAAGCCTTTCCACTGCATCATCAAGGGCCGTGCTTCCGCCAGCATAATTGACCAGCATCACCACCCAAGCCTTGCGGCTAATCACAGTTCCAACTCCAGCCTGGGGTGAACGCCGAGGGAACTCTTCCATTGTCACTTCTAGGCCCTGTACTCTCCAATCGCTAGGCACGCCTTGAGTACCAGTGATATACACCGCCGGAATCGCTTGACCATTGGGCAAAATGTAATTGCCAATTAGGCTTGGCGGACATTCCAAAGCCGAAACAATGGTATCACGGAGTTGAATCTTATCCAAAAGAAAAGCCTCCCAATAGAGGGAGGCTAACAAAGGAACAATGGAAAAGCAATCAGGAGTTAGGCGCAATCGGAATGATGCTGCCCGAGCTAGTGGCGGCTTGGTGAATACCAATGCGACCACGGCTCATCAGGTCAAAGGTGACTTCCACAAGGTTGTCCGCAGGATAGCTTTCGTTGTAGTTCATCACGCGAGCCACATAAGCCACGCGATCGTAGAAGAAAGTGGTGCCAGAGCTTCCAAGCTCCTTGTTGACTTCCACATAAACTTCATGGTTCTTGTCGTAGCGGCCCTGAGCAATCACTTGGAAGGCTTCATCAAAGCTATTGGGCAGGAAGGTCGTACCATCAACATCCTTTTGGAAGTAGGACGTAACGGCAGTCGTAGCGGCGGCAGTAACCACAACGCTATCGGAGAAACCACCACCACCAAGCAGGTAGAACTCAGTATTGCCATCATTGAAAGCAATACTTGCAGTGGTAGCGGCCTGCAGCGTATAAAGGGTGGGAGCACCACTCACGGTGAAAGTGGCGCCAGATTGAGTGATAACCGGACGGGCAGTTCCCGCAATCGAGCCAACACGCACAATAACGTCTTGGCTCTTAACCAGTTCAGTCGGATGGTAGAGCATTTTGCCTCAAAGGAAAGGGAAGAAAGAAGATGGTTAAGCGTTCAAGACGCTTCCTTTACCAATTAGTCTAAACACGCCTCTAATTGGTTGGCCAAGAAACTGCCAATAGTGTTCTGCAAGGTGTTCATTAGGCAGTAGCTCAAATCTTCCCTCCCTACCATTGATTGTTGCTTTGGCGGAAGCGCCAGGCGACACTCCAGACAACGCTAGTGGTCCTGTTAACCGACCTTCCATATACACGGCACTTTGATCAGCTCCGAGGAGATAATCGTACCGTGGATTGTTTTTCTGCTTTAACGTGGCATAGTATGTCACGCCACTGGCAATGGGTCGGTAGTTTTGCGTGAAAGGATCAACGGCATAACCACTAGCCACGTCCCAAACTAAAATGGCATTGGCTAATGGTGATAGTCCGTTGATTTGGCTCACATTACAAAACCAATGGTGGAAGAACAAGAGTTAAGCATTCGCAAATACTCTTGACCGTATTGCGTGGCCTCCAGCCCTTTGCCATAGACCTTTCCATCAGTGGCGCCGATTTGAGCGCCCATTTGGACAAGTTGTAAGGCAATGATGTGGGCGGCTAAGTGCTTGATGGCGCGATCAGTTTGATCGCCAAACACTGCTTCGCTCGCATCCGCAGAGGCTTCCTCAATAGCCCCGAGCACAATCCCCGATGGATGGGGGATAAACTCAGGGAATCGCTCCAGAAAGCCCGAGTAAGTGACCATCAGGCATTTCCAGTGCGAATGGCCTCACGCCGCTTCACGATTGCATTCCTCACCCGAATACGACCTTCACGATTCTTCCAGTCCAACAGTAGTTCTGCATCGTGGATCATTTCAATGGCGCGGAGTGCTTCCTGAAGGGGAAGATTGGTGAGAATGTTCAAGTCGGTGACAGCCTCAGGCACGACTTCCTGCTCCATCATTTCTTCAATGGCGCCAATCTGCATCAGCTTCTTCACTGTTGCATTTTGACGGGCCTTTTGCCATGCTTGCTCTGGCACATCCTTGTTAAGACCAGGCACCAGTTGCACCAGTCCCTGCTCAACAATCACACCAAATCCCCCCTCACGCGGCGGATTTTCAAGTTCGGGGCGATAAGCGATCAGCATGTGTCTAAAAGAAACAGACAATACTTAGCTTAACGCCCCTCACTAAAATCAGGCGCTCTTCTGAACGTAGACAACGCTCTTCGGATAGTAAATTGCAACACCACCCACGCGAGCATGGGCGGGAACAATGAACTGAAGATTGCGCTGTTGGGGCGGGAACAGTTCAAGCGGTTGCGGAATATGAAGCTGAAGCTTTTCCGGGTCGCGCTTGTAGAACACCATCCGGCGAGTCGAAAGGCGGCTAGACGCCTTGCTGTTGTCCAGTTGCAGGATGGGCTCAACGTTGCGGATGTAAGGATTGGTCCGCAGGAAGTATTCCAGAACCGTCACGTCGCTGGAATCACTGTTCCGAGTGGAAGTAACCTTTTGGTAGTCCACCCAAGGCAGGAGCAGCGTATCGGGCTGTTCCTTCATCTGGGAAGCATTAACAATGGCGGTAGAGCCATAGTTAAGCAGTTCCAGCATTTCAGTGGTAGTAACACTGGCAGTGTCAAACCACTTGTCGGCAGTCACCACGTCAACCGTGGGATTGTTGAAGAATCCAGTCAGGTTGGTGGAAGTGTCGCCAAACATGGCAATATCTTCCACTTTCTCTTCATAAGCGCGACGCACGGCAGAGCCACGGCGAGCCTCAAGGGCAATGTTCGCCATTTGCGCGGCACGCAGTTCCTGGACGGTGTAGCCAAAGCTACCACCAATGGAACGGAAGTAGATGGACTTCTCAGCTTGGCTAACGTCCGAACGGGGCAGGTCGTCGGCGTTATCAGCAATGAAGGCGAACGAGCCAGTGCTGTCCATCACCCGATAGGTGAATTGCTGAGCACCGGGGCCAGCCTCACTGGTCACAGGCAGGATCGTCGGATACTTAATGTCGGCATAGGCCGTTTCAAAGACTTGCGGGCGGATATACTCCAGTTGCCGTTGGAGGAACAGCCCTGCATCATCCATGCGAAAATCAGTCATGGTTTCCTCAGGCGTTAGCGGTAAGGGTGAAGTTGGGGCCATTCAGGTCCAGAACCGCCAGTCCACTACCAGTGGTCTTGGACAGGTAGGCAGCATTGGACACAAGGGCGGTACGGCCACTGACGGCACTAGCCGAGAATTGACCGGGATGCTGCACACCAGAAGCAGTGTGGATGACGCGCACGGGAGTCGAAGGATCGACAGCACCATGGACGTAAACCACAACAGCACCACGACGAACAACGTTCATCAGTTGGCGATCTTTCGCGCCAGGACGGTTATTGGCATCACGGGCGGTTTCGTCAACGTAGGTAAGAACGTTCACGCCAACTACAGTGCCAGTGGTTCCAGAAATGGTGCGGGCAGAGTCTGCAACAGTGCTACCACTGTTCCAGATAAGCATGTTGCCGAAAGCCACAACGCCGGAAGTTTCATTGACATAGGAGTCAATGGTCTTGGGGCGAATGTCGGAAAGTTGGCCTTCAAGGAAGGCGTCATGCACAAAGTCATAGGTGGTCTGCACACCCCCAGCAATGGGAGTACCAGACGCAGTGAAAGTAACGGCCATTGTCAGGCTCCTTTGGTTGCGGTGAGGGGGCGCTGGTAGGCTTTCGTCACGCTGTCCCAATAGGTTTGGGGCGGTGCCGAAACAGACATGGAAGCCACAGCTTCACGCAGGGGAGCAGTGGAAGAATCCTTGCGATCTTCAGTGGCGATGGTGTCAAATGCAGCCATCACATAGTCGTCAGACCGTTCAGCCAGCTTCATGGAATCACCACGAATGGCATTTACGGCATCGACCATGATTTCACGCGCCGTCTTGCCAGCAAAGACATAGGCGCTGTCCAGAACAGGCTTGGCCTTTTCAATGAGGGCCAAGCGCTCTTCCACAAGGCTGTCCACATTCACAGCCTTGGCAGCCTCAAGATCAGCCTTGAGGCTTTCGTTTTCGGAAGCGAGAGCATCAGCGCGACCCTCGGCAGAGTCCATTTTGCCCTTCATTTCCTTTTCCATGGCATCCATTTCTTCCTTCAGTTTTGATGCCTTGCCACACATTTCGTCGTACTGCTTTTTCATTGCCTCATACGAGGTCTTTGCATCGGTGCGTTCTTTGCCAATGGCAAGGGCAACACCCTCGCTCACTTCAAAATCAGCACCGTCAAAGACCACCTTGGCGGTAGTCATAGATGGTTCCTCAGATAACAGGAGAATTGGATCGGCGGCATCCTGACGGTCAAGATGCAATTTCACTTGCGGGCCTGCCCGCCCAGTCTTTACAACGGCAACATGATTGCCCATGATTTCCATTTGGCGGCCATCGTAAGGCTCGCCATCAGGAGTAGTGCCAGGGTTGGCATCATAAGCAACGCGATAACCGGCACTGACTTCTGTAGCATCACCACGCTGAATCTTTTTGATAAGATCCTCGTCGGTTACTGTCATTACTGCCCGAACAAAGCCATTGTCATATACAATCTCAGTGCCAGTGAAGCCCTTTTGATAGTATTTGGTGTTGGCAGTATTCAGAAGTTCTGGCGGATGCTCGTCAGTGACACTCTTGCCCGCAAAGGAAGCAAGACTTTCAGGAGCGGCTACGTCCTCAGGGGCACGATATTCACGCCGAGTTGAACCATCAGCATTAACGTAATGCTGAACGCCAGTGCGAGCGATTGTCGCATGAAGACGAAGATACCCTTCGGGGGTAACTTCATACTTCTCAATCGGCGCAACGTCGTACCTGAGGGCAGTATTGCTCATAGAGTAAGCCTAAGAAAAATGCCATTTCTCCTAGTAGCATGATTCAGTGGTGAATCAGAAATGACAGACTATGCCGTGAATGCCATTGCCATGCCTCACGAAAAGAGGCGAAGGCTTGTGGCGTCAAGAATTAGAAAAGCCCGCCTTGATAGCGGGCTCTCTCAGCGTGACGTGGCAAACATTTTGCAAACAAGTCAGGCTTCTTATTGCAGGATGGAGGCAGCGATGGCGGAACCAAGTGCAGTGCAACTGGCAACGCTTAGTGGCACCTATGGCGTGAGCGTATTGTGGCTACTTGGCTATCCCAACTTTATTGCTCTAGCCCTGCCGCAATCACCCTCCAGCCCGAACCTCATCTAGTTCGCTTTCAATGCCAGCCATGATGTAGGCTTTAGCAATAGCGGCGCCTTCGAACTCCGTCATCCGCCAGTTTTCTTCAAACACGGCATCAGGGCGCTCGTATTGTGGCTCAATGTAGAAATGGGTTTCAACTAAACGACCATTCACAAAAAGGTTTTTGTTAACGCAAGCCCAGCGAGTAGTGTTGCGATGGGAGTTCAGCGAAAGCACACGGAGAATATCTTCCGTGGAGAAATCCTCTTCTTCGCCATTGTCATCGTCGTATTCAACGTCGTGGTCAGCCATGGCGGTAGAGCAGGTGCGATTATCTTAGCGTTCTTTTTGTTTTGCTTCCTGTTCTCTAATAATGCGATTCGCCCATGCTCGCCCGGCACTTCCGCCCCATAGAAGGCCCGAAATGTAGCCAGCATCATCTTCGCTACCCGCGAAGTTTTTCTCGTGACGACTGAAGAAAGCCGCCATGCGCTTAATGGTTTCGTAAGACACTGACTCACCATTAGCCAGACTCGTAGCCCTTGCCACTCCACTGCCAATGCCTTGTTTGCCTGCCTCTTGAGTGGTTAGGCCGCCCTTGTGGTACTTGCGCCTAAGCTCTAGCCCCCTACGGGCCGCAGAACGCACTGCGGACGGCGGGGCAAAGCTCAGCGAGTCAAGGGCGGTCAGTCCTTTGGGCCGTTCATTTCCTCGGGGTCTTCCTCTTCGCCCATAATGGTTACAACGTAAGAATCCCAGTAAGCATCAGTTTTATCGCCTTTGCTCATGCCGGCTTCGGACAGGGCAATGGCGATAGCTTGTTGGCGGCTTTTCACTTTCTGACCACCAGAACTTTTGAGTGTACCCGCCTTAAACTCTCGCATCACTTTGCGGACTTTATTGGCTTTTTCCTTTTGTGTCATTTGCGTTCTCGGCAATGGAAATGCGGTGATTACAAATATGCGCATTCTTCTGCACTGTAACAGATTGGGGCATTTCCGCCACCAAGCGAATCAATGCGTCACGGTCGGGACTAAACTGAAAATGAGGGATATGAGAAATAGCGCATTGCCGCGCTGCGGCTTGGCAGTCAAGCACTTCTTTGCTAAACTCACACTCGGCCAAATTCGGATAGTCCAATAACGTGCCATAAGGGGCAGAGTTGAAACGTTCAATGGCATCGTGCAGGCATGGGACCATTAGAAGGCCGTTACGCAAGGTGCCGGTGACATAGGCGAGTCTTGGCATTTCATTAAAAGTCTTCATCCAGAAGGAAGAAATACTATTGCCGGTGCCTTGGATGTCAACAATTAAACGACCAAAAGCGACTTGACGCACATAATCGGTGAAATCTTGACATTCACTGGCAAACGCAATGCGAGAGCAATGCAGTGCCGGATTGATGGTGCCATGAATTGCTTCGTGGATTGCCTGCAAATGAATACAATCCCTCATTACGAAGGCTAGTCCGCTAGGGGGAAGTTCTAGCGATGCCAAGATCAGCACCGGTAGGTTTAGTTGAGACTGCTCAAGCCACATATCATGCAAAAAACTATCCCGTGGGTAGGGATTGGCTAAACGAACAATTCTCATTAGTTGCCCCAGGGATGGGCTGACACCTGCCTCAAGGTCAGTAAAAAGCGTGCCAGTGTAATGAACTGCGCGAATACCGTGTGCATTGGGGCTGGACACGTCAGAGTGATAGTTGTCTCCAATGTGCGTCTCTATCGGTGGCAAGTGAGGCCAAATAACCCCGGAACTTTTGCCTCCAGTGCTAACAAAAATTTGCACAGATTGCGAAAGACCATTTTTCCTGAGGATTCTCTCAATAGCCCAGGCGGGTAAGTACATATCGCTGACGATTAGGTCTCCATCCTTGACCTTGTTGATGTTTTCGACTACTGGGCAGCAATTTTTCAACTCAGCGGCAATTTCCGCCGATTTGTAGTATTCTGTTTGCTCGCTAGACCATTGATAGTCAAGGGCAAGTTCTTGATAGATGGTGTCTAGTGTACTTGGCGAGCGGGACTCCGCCGCCTTCCGCCTACTGGTAAAATTATCAAGACTGTATTGAATCCCCATCTCATCAAAAACAGACAATGGGGAATAACGCCTTCGTGCGACTAGCGTATCAAAGCAATCCCAACTGGTAGTCATTTTTTTTGTGCGACAAAGAGGGCTTGAGAAGTGAGCTTGGTGCTGTATTGATGGCTGAACGATGGCAGAAGTTCCGCGTTGGCCAGTTCTTCAATAAATTGCTCTGCCCATTCGCTTGAAATGAATGGGCTGGTCGCAGGTATTCCCTGCAGCCAAGACTGACAAAGCGATTTGGTCAGCGGGATGGGTTCTGCGACGGGCTGCCAATGCAAGTCTTCAATAATATACAGGCCGCCAGGGGCAACTGCCTTCCATAGCCCACGCAAAGTAATCTGTTGGTGCGAGCTTGCGTGACTACCATCGTCAATCACGATGGAATAAGAGGATTCTGCACACTTGGCAATATCACACGCTAGGCCCTGATCGCCAATCGTGATAGTAAATCCATCATCTTCAAAACGGCGAAATTCGGGCCTAATATCCATACCGCAGATTTGTGCATTTAAACCAAAAAACTCGCGATACATTCTTAGCGACGGCACATCGTTAGTGCCGTCCCTGTTGAGCCCAACTTCTAAAAGTCTAAAGTCTGACCAATCTTTGTAAGGCTCAAACAATTTCTGGTAATGACGAGTATAAGCATGGGCGCATTTGTACTGATCGCCTTTGTCACTATTAAACGCATTGGCCAATTCTGTCAGGTTTTTCATTGGTAAGCCCTCCGTTGTGCCCAAAGTTCGTTGTAATTGTTTGTCTTGCCAGCGCCAAGAGCAGTTAAATCGCCACCGCCCGCAGGCTTGCTCCAAGCCATGATTGTGCCATCAGGAAGAACAAAAGCACGATTCTTTTGTTCATGCAACGGAGTTAGCTCTAGATAGTCGCCAAACACATAGTCGGCATCACTTCCATGCCTTGCCAGCGATTGCCCAAGCAAAGTGGGACCAGTGGGGCACAATGGCGTGATGCCATAGTATTTGTTCTTGCAGTTCTCTACGATTTGACGAATGGCAATGGCAAGAGCGTGATTGTTGGGCTGTGAATACAAGACGGTGGTGGCGCAAGCAAAGCTTGTAAAGCTAAACCGTTGAATGTCACGAAACGCCAAAAACTTAATCCGCTCGCCAATTTCTACGGGAGCCACTGCCCTCACGCCAATGTCAAAATACCAGCCTCCAATGGCATTGAGAATACAGAATCGCCCAAGGTCCGCCTTATAGGAATAGGGTTTAAGAGTGTCGTAAGCCCACACCACTTCATCGTCATAGTATTGAGCGATCAGCTCCCGCAGTTCGCCGTTGGAATAGAGCTTGTATTCGCCATTCGCAAACACTTCCTTAACAGTGCCAGTGGCATATTGCAAGTATGGCGACAGTTCAACGCTGTCATCATCAGTGATGAAGATTTGTGAAACTTGCATCAGCCCAGCCTCACGGGAGTGCCAAAGCCTTTGAACTTGACAGGAGCAGGCGCAGAAAGCGTGCGATCAATGATACCCTTCATTTGTCCAACAATCGTTGGCCATTCATAGGCAGGATTACAAGCTTTTTCATAGCACCATTTGCCAGTAGCTTGAAGGGCTTCTGGAGATTGATAGTAGTAGTCAAGCCGTTCCGCAAGGCTTTCTGACGATGGCACTGGACGCTCCAGGCCATACCCGCGATCAGTTTCGCTGTCCAAGCAATCAATGCGCGGCACATCGCTAAAGATTTCCTTAAGGCTTGTATGGTCGGGGACAAGTTGGGCAACGCCAGTGGCGGCGTGTTCAAAATTAACCAGCCCCCAACCTTCGGCAATGCAAGTATTCACGCCAATGTCCGCCGCATTGTATGCCCGATTCAGACTTTCAATGGACAGACAGTTATTGACGCTGAAATTGGCATTGGTGAGAATCAGGCGATTGGTGGGATCGTAGCCGTAGTCCCTTGCCACACGATTAAACAGTGGAATAATGTCCCAACCTTGATCTTTGATGCCCATGTGCAGCCACAGCCTTGCCTTAGGGCTATTCACTGCAAACTTGATAAAGCCCTTGATGGTAATGTCAATCCGTTTGCGGGGCTGATTCCTGTTACCATTGAAAACCACAAAATCATCAGGCGCAATGCCAAGCCCCTCACGGCACTCCTGTTTATCCATGGCAAAGAACTTGGTGCGATCCACACCATGCGGAATCACATCCACTTCCTTGCCATAGCCTGCCTTCAGAAGTTCTTCACGGCCAAATTGCGTGTAGGTGCCAAGCCCATCAAGCCCATCAAGACTTGCCATAAACTCAGGGAAAATGCCATAAGAGTCGATGGGGGCATAGCCATAGACTTTCATCGGCACTGACTCCCGAATAGGCTTAAGCGCCTGGAGCAGGGGCGGCATACACCACAGGTCATTGGTGATCCACACAAGGTCCGGCTTAATTGCTGCCGCAATCTCAGCAATACGATGGGAGCCAAAAGGATCGGGGCCGCCAGCACTTGCCGGATACATCTTGCAATACTCTTGCATTGGCGACGGATCACCATACCAATTCACAGCCAGAGCATGAATTTCATGGTCATCGCAAAGGCGAGGAATGAGTTCTTCTGCCACCCTGCCAAAGCCCGTTTGGGCTCCCACGTCGCCGCAATAAAGGATTCGCGCCACTGCAAGAAAATAACTGCCATTATCGTAATGGCGATTCTTGCTTTTGGGGAGACGATGGCAAGGGCTAGGGCATTTGACTCCGGTAGTATTTGACGGTGCAGCGACAGCGAGCCCGACAGGCGCAACGTTGCCCTGGCATTGGCAAAACGCCCATGCTCACCATCCCTGCGGCGGCATAGCGGAGGCAATCTTCACAATGCTGAGCCTGTGGATCCAAAATGCGTCTCATTAGCGTGTAGCCTTGCTTCTCTTGCCGGATGGTGGTGCCAGTCCAGTAGGAGCCCCTCACGCTATCGCCATAGAGGCTGATCCTGGCCAATGCCATTGGTGCCGATACTCGCTGCTCTAGCAGATCCTTGGCAAAGCCCTCAAGGTAGCGATACTCCTCCCGCAGGCGCCAGCCCACACGCCCCCATGCCGCAGCGTCCATGCCTTGCTGGCCGCCATTACCGACTAAGGCTGCCTGAATGTGCGCCGTCTTGAGCAGCGCCCGTGTTTGCACTTGCCATTGTTCAATGGAGAGGGAATTGTCAATGAGAGAAGCCGTGAGAGTTCTCAGTTTTGTTTTCAGGCTATTGATTCGCCCATCGACAATCGCTTCTACCGTCTTGCCACTCAAAAATCTGCCATTAGCAGCCCGATAGCGACCAGTGCGCGGATCATAAGACCAATCTTCGTCCAAGCGCGTGCTCAGTAACACTGCCTCTGCAAGCAATGAAACTGGCGATAGTTCTTCGCTCATTGTTGCTGTGGATCTAAGTCAGTGACTTCCAACAGGGTTTTGTAACGTTCTGGCGCTTCCTTTTGCCACTGTTCTAAAGCCGCTTGAATGTCATCATCTTCAATGAGGGCTGCTTCATCAATGCCGCCAACAATAGTGCCAGAAGCCTTAATGGGATCAATGGCATCTACCTTGCTGCTCACCATCTTCGCGGCGCCTTTCCTTTCGGGATTAGGGTCGGCTTCACGTTTACGGGCAACAATCGTTTGACGCTCGCTTTTGCTCATTGACTGGGCCTTAGCCTGCGGCAGACACTTAGGCTTTCCTTCCCCTTCGCCACGGTCGCCGCAAGGGCCAAGGATTTCGCCATTGCCACCAATCCTCACCCATTTTTCTTTGAACCATTTCTCAAGATCATCAGCATTGACTTCTTCGCCATCGGCCTTAAAGGCGCCAGACAATGAACCATGCTTTTCCTTATAGAGCGCCTTGTAGTGTTGCACTACATAGGCACTTGCATAGGCCGAGGGCCAAACATTGAACTTTTGCTTTGCTTCTGATACTGCCCTACGATGCAAAGCTTCATCTTGAAACTTCACGTCACGACGCTTTTCCAAGTCTCGTGGCAGAAACAATCCAGCTTCACTGTCCACCACGTCCCGGCTACCGTCCATTGGTAGCGTGCCATTCTCTTCATTCAGAGGATCACGCCCGCCAGGAGGCACCGGCTTGCCTTGCGTTTGCTGCGGCAATTCACGAGGGAGCGATGGGTCAAGAGTGGTTTCCATTGACCATTCACTGCCGCCATAGCGTGCATCGGCAACTTCCTGGGGATGCAACACGCCAAGTTGAATGTAACGGCCATCGACTGCCGCCACCCTTGCGCGAACATCGGCTTTTTCCCGCTCATTAAGTTCAAACAGGTCATTGAACTTTACGCGCCACGAATCAGGAATGCGCCCGCTCGTGGGACCACGCTGGCTCAAGAGAATGTATTCCATGAGCTTTTTCAGGGGGCGCCGGAAATGGCTGGCCTGATAGTCGCCCAGGAGTTTGGCAAAATCCCGCTCTTCACTACGACCAGTGGCACCAATACCACTAGGGCTTTCACCAAACAGAATCGTATGTGGAATCTGAGACGCACCAATAATGTCAATTCTCAGCTTCTCTAGCACGCCATCAATTCCACTAAACTGACGACTAATGAAGCTAAGCTCCTCCTTTTCGGCATCAATGGCGAATCCACGGTACACGCTCTTGCTCATATCATTGAGCACAAGCCTATTCTTCACGTCACTTTCTTTGCCATTGGCCAGCATTTGAGACAAATTGCGAATCTTGTGGACGAAAATGTCAAACTCGCTCAAAAGCATGGAGGCCGAATGCACGCCAGTCCAGTAGTGGCGGAAGCTATCGTAAATTGGCTGAATGCTGCTCATTCCCCAGCCATAGTTGCGTTGGCGAATCCTGTAGGGCAGCCACATGCCATCAAGCCGCAGAATCCGATCCTTGTGTATGCGCGTAAGATTGGGCTGTTGGATTAGATCGCCTGAAATAATTTGATAGTACGTTGCCTTGGCGTAGTCATAAAGACTTTCCTCGCCAATCATGGGGGCAATCTGGTAGCGGTCTAGCACTTCCATGCCTTCCACTTCCACGATTTTGCTTTTGTCTACTGGCTGATCGGCAGAACGACCATCATTGATATAAAGCAAAATTGCTGCGCCACCATACAGCCTTTCGTTTTTGCTGGCCAGATTGAAGTTCTCAAGGATCATCAAATCCTCAATCACTTGTTCCATGCCAACGATTTCCTGAGCTTTTGCGCCATCGCCACCAAACAGAATGCGAAAGCCTTTGCGTGTGGATTGATCGGCAACAATGTCCACCACTCGCCTGGGAATCCATTCGCCATAGAGCCCCTCAAGCTCCTCTTGCGTGAGGAAGATAATGGGCTGCGTAATGGTGGACTGCGACTTGTCGCGCCCTTGGATGCCCATGCCAGTAAAGACATTGGCGAGACTATCAGCGCGAACACCGGAACCATCAAAGTGGCCAAGGTTCACAGTGGGGCCACCATCGCTTCTCACCAGTGTGGTCATATTGGCTATTGCTTATCAGTTCCTTAACTGTAGCGCCCGTTATACTACGGAGCGTAAGCACAATCCTTCATGGCGATTAGCATTTGCCTCACTGAGCAAGAGCGCCAAATGGCGCTAAATGAGGCCCATCGTCGCCAATCGTCCAACGAAAACAAGGGGCTCTATGGCAGGAATGGTGGCCCTAGATCTGGGGAAAAGGCGCTTAAGGCGCATGAAGTGGGGGCAATGGGGGAAGTGGCAGTGGCAACCTTGCTTGGTATGAAGGAGTTTCTGTTCCAAGAAACTGAAGCACGTCGTGGCTCTGTTGATTTACCGCCCGACATTGATGTGAAGACCAGGAATGGCCATAATCGTGACCTGATTATTCAACTCTCAGAAAGCAGGAATAAGCGATTTGTGCTTGTGACCATTGAAGATAATGCTATACTGATTCATGGCTGGATCAATGGCAAAGAAGCCATGCAAGATCAATACATTCTTGATCCTGCTCGTGGCCGCAAAGCTTATTTCGTGCCGCAAAAAGCACTGCGGCCCATGGAGACCCTTCAATGCTTAAATGTTCCCATTTTGCTCAATACGCTCTAAAGTTAGAGCTTTGGCCAAAACAACAAGAGATTATTGATTCATACTTTGGTGGTCCCGTCACTCATGGCGTGTGGGCGCTGGGCCGCAGGTCGGGAAAAACGCTCATGGCCGCCGTTGCTGCTCTTTATGTTTGCTTTGTGTTAGAGGCAAACTATAAACG